CCTTTCAAAGTGAACGTAACAGTATCACCTATCTCTGCTTGAGCCTTGATACCTTTGATAGATATTCTTCTGTCACCTCTAGCATTGTTAGTTCTGTAAAGATTAAGAACAGTTTCCGTTCCGTCAGTAAACTTAGCAGATATAGAATGCTTTTCACCACATTCCATTTCTGCATAATCTACACCGCTTAACTTAGCCCATTCTCTAACGCTATTATTGGCATCAATAATTGCTTTGTTAAGCATTGTTTTGGTTAATTTAATAACCGCTTTAGTATTACTCATCATCATCATCCAATAATTGAGCATCTAACCAACCTAACTCTACATAGGTTTTTTTAATACCTTGTAAAGCTTGTTCCATTTCTAAAATAAAATCATCTGTTGCTGTCATTTGACTTTTTAAAGTCTCATTTATTTCAGAAACATTTTCTTCCATTTCTTTAAGTCTAATTTTAAATTTAGAAATATCACTTATCATGTGTATTAATAAATTTAACTTATCATCATCTATTTTATTACTCATAATTTTTTCTCCATTTTTAAGTAATTGTTAGTAAAACCGATTTCGAGGATTTTTCCTCTCATCAGGCAAAAACACACATTTTTGCTATCAGTTTGTAAGAATTGGCTTTCATAAGTCCATTCTAAGAAAGAAACTGAAGGCAAGCTAACCTAGGACACCTCCTAAATTAGCCTACCTTAGAATCTTTTTATCAGTAGAAATTTGCGGTATCAACGTAAACCACTTCGCCAAAAGGTAAGCTTTCAGCTAAATAGCTTTGTTGAGTAACGCACCACACTACAGGACACTCAGGCTCTTGTTCAGGCTCTACAGTTCCATATCCATCTGTAAAATAAACAAAGGCTTGAACGTCTTCCACATCATCAGACCATTCATTGAACAGATGAAAAGGAGGGTCAAAGGAAGTTCCACCTCCACCACGAATCTTGAGTTCTAGGTCTTCACCTTGATTCAGTTCGTAAACATCCCACCATTCACCTTGATCATTTTTCACTACTGTAGAAGCACAGTAGCAAACTCTAACCTTGTCCAATCCACAGTCTTCAGCCATAGCTTGTATCTCACTCGCAAACTGATCTAGTTCGTATTGTGAAACACTTCCGCTAGTATCAACCGCAATCGCAAGTTCTCCTCCTTCAGGATTACGAACCTTGCTAGGCAAATTGATACCTCTCCACGCATGACGTTTGTTGAGCCTAGACCATGAGTAATCGTTACAGGTCAAAGACTGCAAGAAGTCACTCAACATATCTTTCCAAGATACAGTTGCTTCCTTCTCACTTTCAATGCCACCTTTCATATTAGAAGTACCGCTTCCAAATTGCTCTAGCTTGTCAGCTAGTGAAACTGCTCTTTGGATTTCACCTTTGAGTTCTTGCATTTCTGCTTCGCTCATTGGATTGCCTTCTTCGTTAGTAGCATCCCAAACCTCACCAATTGCGGAAGGTAAATTATCTAGATCGGCAAAAGACCGCTCCAGTCCTTTTTGCTCTTCAGGATATTTTCCTTGACTAGTCAATGATTGATCTTCTCCTTGATCATCAGACTCAGAATCCCCCCCACCTTCGGAGTCTTGCGACTCTTCAGGCTTGTGTTCTTCGTTGTCATTGTTGATCTGATCTACCGCATCTTGCAAGGCATCCTCATCTTTGATCAGGTGTTGATACACCTTCTCAGCAGTCCAACCTTTGTACTGATAATCAAGAAGACCGCCTGTAGGCAAAGTCATTCTTAGATCATAGTGAAGGTAATTATTGATTACATAATCGCAAGCAATATTCCAAACTTTAGGATGTCTATTCCCTCTCCTTAAAGGATGTTCATAGACAACGTGAAAAGCTTCGTGGACAAGTACACCTTGCAGTTCTTCTTCGATAAGACCTTCGACAAAATCAGGAAAGAAATAAATCTTCTTTCCGTCAGTTGCCATAGTGTCGCACTTAGAAGAATCGACCTCTACCAAGTCAAGGTGTAGGAGCATACTTGCCATACCTACATTGCCTTGCATTAGCTTTGATCTAGCTTTAATAATCTTTTCTAAACTAGTCATCTTTCTTACCTCCAAAGGCACGTTCTAAGAACCCACCTTTAAGTCCGCCAACAGACTGTTCAAGACCTTCAGCTACTTGCTTACGTTTTGATTCACCAAGTTCCGTATCATCCCTTAGAGACTCCACAGAGTTGATAGAAGCAAGAACCCTTACAAGTTGTTGATGAGCATCAGAGATAGCTTGATCATTGCCTAGGATGTCTGAATTAACTGAAGGTAACATTTCAACCGCCTGTCTCAATTTCTCGATACTGCTATTGTTGAAAAATCCCTTCTGCTTGTTTTCAGGGTCATAGGCTTTTAGCTTCTCAGCTAAGTGATCTACTTGCGAAACAAGTGCATCAACAGTAGAAACTAAAATGTTTTTAATGTTGTTGCTTGCTCTGTTTACTGCATCACGCTCTAACCTCTGTCTAAGTTCATCAGACACATTCAACCTAATGTCTTTATTGCCAACAGAAGGCAAGACGTTAGTTTCATATTGAAAGATGAATTTATCTCTTAGTCTTTGCAAATCCCAATCGTCAGTAGGGTAATCAGCTTCGTTAAAAGCATCACCCAATCTGTCTTTTGCATTCGCAATATCAATCGGTAGTTGTTTGAAAAAACCCTCAACCTCTCTATCCCAAACTAATTTTGCAGAGTTGATTTCTGCAATCAGTTTATCGTAGTTAGAGTTGGGAAGTAATCGCCAACCGCTACCAACCTTGACTCCATTATCGTCTGAAGAATCAGACCAAGGTAAAGTCAGAGGATAGTAAAAGTCATTTCTAAACCCATTGATAATACTGCGAAACTCTTTGTTCACATTCCTACCAAATATGTGTTTAGAAACACTCAATAGATCGGCATTAGACTTTACGTCTTCAGCCAAATCATTTTTCAAACTCTTATCAGATTTAATGCCACTCGGATGTCCTAAAACAACACGAACCAAAGTAGCATTCTCAGATAGAGTTGTACTTAATTTTTTATCCATAATTGAACCTCCATTCAGTTAGATAAAGTTATCTGATTTCATGCTTTCGCAATCGTCAGTTGGAATAACACATTCCAATATCAGATAGATCGGTAGAAGGAAAAGAACATTTACTAGTAAATAATAAATATTCTCTTCCCTCGCCCAACGGGGTTAGACTTCTAAGTCAGAATTTTCTACCTTAAATTCTCCATAGGTAGAAGTTTCTTTTAACTCAGTTCTTGCCCCTGTCACAGAACGCACAAAGAAGATTCCAAACTCAGGGGAAGGAAACTTATTTATGAAGTTGAGACTATTCTTGAAATAGCTTGTGACGTTGTTGTCATTCGCTTCTTTAATCACAGTCACTAATGCACAGATCGTTGCGTAGCAAATGCCCCCACTATCAGGAACATCTACTTCAAGACCTTTGACTATTCGGTCAAGATCAGGCACATCATTTTTGAGAGATAGAAAAGACATGAATTCAATTGAAGCAGTCTCGCCAATATCACATTCACAAATCAATTGCTTCAGATCATCAGAGGGATTCGTCTTCAAAGTATCAGACAATCTTGTCCATGCTCTCGGTGAAGGCTGGGGAGTTTTGACTTTTGGGTCAAAGACATTCAACCATTCAGGCTGAAAATTAACGTAACCTAATACGTCAGGATGAACATCATTATCCACCGCCCATTTCAACCAATCATCCGTATTATGTTCAAAGTTAATAATTGAACAACGACCAACCACATGAGAAGGCAGAGCATTACTACCAGCCCTGTCGGATGATCTGTTACCAGCACAGATAACTTTCCACCCTTCAGGCAAGATGTACTCACCCAATCTTCTCTCGTAAATGATCTGTCCTACTATGGCTTGAACACTAGGATGAGCCTGTGCATATTCATCAAAGAATAAAACACCCTCACCACCAATCGGAAGGTTACCTAAAAAGGCTCGCTTCTGTTGGTTATCGTCACCAATGTAAGGCAGACCGCCAAGGTCTACGGATTCATAAAGAGATAGTCTAAAGTCAATCCACCCAAACTGCTTTGCAGTTGGATTGATCACATCAGAAACAATCTCTCTATCGTTAGCTAGTTCCTCCGCAAGTTGTTTCACAACCGCAGATTTCCCAACACCTGTTCCTCCTAAGAGGAAAGGGGCATTGCCCCCATTTAATACAGACTTCATTATCTGTAATGCTTTACTAGGATACATAAGAACCTCCATTCTATTATCTAGTTAATGTTGCTAGCACCACGCTAGCACCTATACGAACCTAACCATAATTTATTTTAACAATGCAACACGCTTTATATTCGTAGGCATTGGCTAAACAGTTAAGTTCGTTTCATAGCATTTCAGCTAATCATCAGTAGGCTTTGGATTATTCACACCTTTCATAAGTGATTCAAATTCTTTGAAACATCTTTGTCTAAATTGAAGTTGTGATTCTTCAATCAAAGTATGTATTCCACTTCCGCTATCATCTTCTTCTGTGTGGTAATCAATGGATTTCTCTAGATCGGTACATAGTTTACTGATAGAACCCATAAACTCATTTCTGTATTGATCAAACATATCCATGAGAATTAAAGATTTAACTCTTTGATCATACTCATTTTTATCAATAAGACCGCTCTCAAATTGTGTTCGTATTTCACGAATTTTAATCTCAAGATGAGAACACTCACACGATGAATGATATTCTTTTTCATTTATCATTTTCTAACCTCCATTAGTTAGTCATATGCTCGCACCATGCAAGCACCTAGACTAGACCGCAAGCAGTCTAGTTTCGATTGAATCTCACAATCTCATCAGTAGGCTTTCTCAGGTATGAAGGGAACGACTTCCATTTCATAACCAAGGCTCTCGATTACCGCAACGTGGTAATCGTTAAAGGTCTTTGATCTCGTCAGCTTTGCTAACTTCTCAGCAGTATCGCAAACAGGATAAAGAAGGTAATTCCCAAACACATTTTTCCAAACTACTTTAATCTTCATTACGCAACCTCCACAGGCTCAAAGGAAAGAATAGCATTAGCCATAAAAGACCAATATTTATCGCATACTCTCTCTTTTAGTTTCTCGTTAGGATTCTCATCAATAGAACCCATTTCAATAGCAAGATTAATAATATCTTCATCCCAATAGGCAATATGAATTGCTAGACCTTGTAGCCAATCCGTTAAGGCTTTTTGCTTGCCCTGTCTCTCTATTCTCCGACCATATTCAGAATTGAACCTATCAAATAAATAATTGATCAATTCTTCATCAGTTGGTTTCTCATCTATAAAAACATCCTCAGTTTTTAAACATTCTAAGATGTAGTTTTTATAATTATTTTTGTATTTTGTATGGTGTAATTTAGCCATAGTTTTCTAACCTCCATAGTTAGTTATTAATTATCTGTTTCATCCTTTTGGAATCGTCAGCCAAGGTACGCACCTTGATACAGATAGGGGATACTTATTAGGTATCCCCTTCTTTATTTATTGATCTAATCTCTGTCCTCTGAAGTGATTTTCATCTTCTTCAATCAGAGCATTAATATCTTCATTAGCCATATCCATGACATTCTGAAAACCCATGCTAGCGACTCTATAGATATCTCCGTTAAAGATCATCCTATCGCCTACAGAAGTTGATCTGTATCCAGCATTTCCTTTTATCTCAACAAAGGTAGCGACACTAGAATTCTTAGTCCAAGACTCCTCTATATTTTGAGTCTGTGCATAAGCAAATTCTAAGGCTTCAATTCCTTCACGCTCTCCCACATTTACAAGACCAACGACTTGAGGTTTATCGAAAGTTCTATTCCCTTCGTTGTCATGTGTCATTAAAAATGCAGTATGGATAACAGTTATATAATTTAGTTTCATTGTTTTAATCCTCCACGAATTAAGTTAGTTAATTTACTGTTTCTGCTTTCGCTTCATCAGGCAAGGTACACACCTTGCAACAGTTGGAGGACTGTTAGTAATTTTTACTCCGCCTTCTCACAGGTCGTTTCATCTTTCAAAGAGTTCTCGCATCTGTCACCTACGTTCTTCACTCACCTACGCCCATTTTTTCTGTTGTACGTCTCGTTCACATCAACCCAAGCTTTATATTTCACTCGGAGGAGGAGTCTCACGACTGCGACCATGCATGGATTATAGCACCATGAAGCACCATTGCAAATCATATTAGCTAGCAGACTGTGAGCATACCCAAAGATCATTGACTAGTAGATAATAATTAGCTGGTAAAAGGAGACAAGAACCATGAAAGATAACACAGAGAAACCGAACCTAAAGATCGTGAATAAAGAGACTGATCTAACCATAAAGCAGAGGGCATTTGTAGACGAGATAATCAGGGGCAAGTTAGGAAGCTATAAGGAAGCATATGCAAAGGTGTATGACGTTACTCTAACCAAGCAAGGGAAGATTCCTAAGTGGGTAGAGGTAGAAGCTAGCAAGCTTGTAGCTAACCCTAAGATAGCACTAAGCTTACATAAGGCTATACAGAGGAAAGAGGATACTGCGGTTGCT